GATAGAGTAAATGGTGGTTTTGCTTTAGCCAAAACTTCTTTAGAATCAACTCAAGCTTTATCCGATATATTCTTTGCTAATAAATTAAGTAAGGCTAAAAAAGGCAGCGCAGAGGAAACTGCAATAGCTAAAAAACAATTTGAAGTTAATAAGGCTTTGCAAATTGCTCAAGCCGTAATGCAAGGCGCACAAGCAGTATTAGCTGCTTATGCTAGTGGTTCAGCTATTCCTATTGTTGGGGCTGTTGCTGGTCCACTATACGCAGTTGCGGCAGGTTTAGTTGCTATTAAAAACATACAAACTATTAAGAATGCTCAATTTGGCGGTGGCGCACCTGCTGCTCCCGATACTAGTGGAGGCAATGTAAGCATACCATCTAGCAACGGAACGCCCAACATAGCACCTCCAACTTCACAACAACCAAGTACTACTTTTACAGGGAATGTAAATAACAACTACCAACCTGTTAAAGCCTTTGTTACTGAAACAGATATTAGACATTCATCTAAACGAATAGATACTTTACAATCTCAAGCTACTTACTAAGAGTTAATAAATAAACAATTTTAATATATCATAACATGGAATTAATAGACCTAACAATAAATGAAGATGTTAAAGATGGTAGCGGTGTTACTGCGACTGCCTTAGTTGATAGTCCTGCAATCGAGCAAGACTATTTTGCTTTTAATAAACAACTTAAAACTATTAAGATTAATTGCGGCTCACAAAAGGGCAACTTTGCAGTTGCTAATCCCGATAAACAAATACTAGCAGGTGCTTTAATGATTCCCGATATGCCTATTTATCGCATTGATGACAAGACAGGCAAAGAATATAACGTTAAGTTCTCCCCTCAAACTATTGAGCAAATAGTAAAGAAGTATTCTAAACTAGGTTATGCTAAAAACATTAACCAAATGCACGATAACACACGAATGGTTAGTGATAGCTATTTATATCAATCGTTTATAATCAATCGTGCTATGGGTGTTAATCCACCTTTAGGACAAGAACAGTTGCCCAATGGCACTTGGTTTGGTTTTGTTTATGTAGGCGATAAAAACGTTTGGGATGAATTTGTTAAGACTGGCATTTATAAAGGCTTTTCGGTTGAGGGTAATTTTTATGAAACTCCAACGGTTGAACTAACTGAGGAAATGGCTAATCAAATCTTTTGGGCGATAAGTTAATAAAATTAAAGTTTAAATATATCCTATTATGACAGATAAAAATAATTCAATTAAAGACTTCTTGAACAATCTGCTTACACCTGAACAAAAGTTATCTTTTGCTAAGGCTTTTAAGTTTGAGGTTCCAGTTGTTCCTGTTGTTCCTGCTCCCGATAATTTAGCAGTACCTACAACAGATGCACCCCCATTGGGTGAGTTAACTAGTGCCGATGGTACAGTTGTAAAATATGATACGCCAACACCTATTGCAGGTGTAACTAAAGTAACAGTTGTTACTCCCGATGGCGAACTTCCTGCTCCCGATGGCGATATTACTTTAAGCAACGGTGATGTAATTAGTGTAATGGGTGGTATTCTTAGCGAAATTGAAACTGCTGAAACTGCAATAACTGAGCCAGTAACTGATTTGTCAGTAACTAAAGAGGCTATGGATGCTGCTGTTAATGAGGTTAGTGCAAAATTAGACTTAGCTAACAAAACTATCTCAGCTTTAGTATCTCGTTTTGATGCAGTAGAAAAAGAAAATTTAGAGGTTAAAACTTCTTTAGAGTCTTTCTCAAAAGCATTCAATGATTTACTTTCTTTACCAATGGCAGAGCCTAAAGTAGAAAGTGGAAATACTATATTTAAAAATAATAAAAGAGCAGCGGCTGCCGCTTTCTTTGCAAAATAATAAACTTAAAAACAAATAAAAAAATAAAAACATGGCGTATTCAATAGGGTCAATCCCAGCGTACACAGAACAAGATGCAAAAAACATCATTCGTAAAATAATCGCAGAAGGTACAACTGCAAGTTTGATGAAAATTCAAACAGGTATTAAATCAGCAGAAACAATTAACATTTTTGCTAGTGAAGCTGTATGGCAAGCTAACTCTGATTGCGGATTTAATGCATCAGGTTCAACTGTTGGTACTCAACGTACTTTAACAGTAGGAAAAATTAAATTGCAAATGGATTGGTGTGAACAAGCTTTAGAGCCAGACTTCTACCAACGTGCAATGAAGGCAGGATCTAATTATGACATGCTTACTTACCGTAATGACATCGTTGCTGATGTTTTAATGAACTACAACAAGCGTAAAGAAGTAGCTATTTGGCAGGGTGATTTGTTAAGTGTTGATACTTACAAAAAGCAATTTGATGGTTTATGTGTAATTATCGCTGCTGCATCTCCAGTTGTTGCTACTCCTTCTGTATGGTCTGTTGCTAACTCACGTACTGCTTTACAAGCTGTTTATGCTGCAATGACTAATGACATCCTTAACAACCCAAATACTAAAGTATTTATGGGAACTGCTGAGGCAAGAGATTACCGTATTAAATTAGGTATTGATAATCTTTACCATTTAACAGGTAGCGAAACTAAATTGTATTTAGAGAACACAGATGTTGAAATTGTACCTACAATTGGATTATCTGGAACTAAAAAGATTTATGCTATTGCAACTGATAACATGTTCTTAGGAACTGATTTAGAAAACGAAGGCGAAGCATTTGATGTATTCTATGCTAAAGAAGCTGATAAAATCCGTTTAAACTCTAAGTTTAAATTAGGAGTTCAAATCGCTTTTGGAGATCAAATCGTTTCTCAAATCAATACCTAATTAATTTAGGGAGTGGCATAATGCTACTCCCTTTTTTTACTAATAAATAAAAATATAAAAACATGGCATTATCAAGTTGCCCGATAACATCGGGAATAACAAGAGATTGTAGAGATGCAAGTCCGGGTTTAGTGAATGTATATGCCGTTGAGTATTCTAATTACACTCAAGGCACTATTACATCTGCTAGTGGTATAATTACCAACGTGGCATCATTCTTAGCAACAGGTAAAAAGATGTGGTCATTTGAATTTGAGTATGGTAAAGCTGATGAAACAGAATTACTTACTAATAATACAAACGGAACATTATCAAATAAAATTACTTTAAATTTATACTTACCAAAGAAACAAGCTGCAGTTGCTCAACAAATCTTATTGTTAGCTAAGCAAGATACTATTTGGATGGTTAAAGATAAAAATGGTAAATTTAGATTATTAGGTCAAGAGTTTGGAATGAGAATTGCAACCGTTTCTGCTGCAAGTGGTAAAATGGGCAATGATGATTCAGGCTATACAATTGTATTAGATGGCGAAGAGAGAACATTCTGTTTAGAAGTTTCAACTGCTTTAGCTGCTTTATTAATTGTTGCTGCACCTTAATATAACTTTCATAATATAAATGTAAGTCCTAGACCTGTAAGTCTAGGCTTTTTTATTTAGTAACATTTGTAAAGTTTGGGTATATCTTAATAGATGATTTACTTTAGCACAGGCACAAATACAATTACTTTATCTTTATTCGAGAAAGCAACTATTGCTAATCCTCAATATGTGTTTGTTTTTGTTAATGATAACACAGGTAAAAAAGTAGCTTGTACTCAAACGTATAGTGAATTAGATGGCAATAGACAACAGTTTGTTTTAACCGTTGGTGTTTCTACACCTTTACTTGGTAAAGTGCTTTTAGATGACTATGGCAGCTATTCTTACTATGTTTATCAATCTGCTAATGCTACTTTATTTGATTATACAAATATCAACACAACTGATTTAAGGACTTTAACAGGCGAAGTTGAGAACGGTAAAATGACATGGGCATTTGTAGCACCAACTAATACTTATTATAAAGACATAAGAACTTCAATAGTAACCAATGGACAATAAAATAACGCAAGTAGGTAACCTACTACAAATAGAATTTGATAGCCAGTTTAATCCTACCGTTAAAAAGAGTAGTAATAAAGGTTGGTTAAATTGGGGGGATTCAAATGACTATCCTAATTACCTTTTAGAATTATATAATCGTGATGCCGTTAACGGTGCTATCATAAAGACTAAAGCAGATCATGTTTACGGTAAAGGTTTATGTTATGACAAAACTAAATTAACATTAGTAGAACAAGCTGAATATGAGTATTTTTTATCGAATGCTAATCGCTTTGAAGATTGGAATAGTATATTTAGAAAGAATACAAAACCATTTGAAATATTTGATGGTGTGGCTTTACAAATTATATACGGTCTTAATGGTAAGATAGTTGAGGTTTATAACCAAGAGTTCTCTAAATTTAGGCGTTCTCCCGATGGTAAAATTGTTTACTATTGCGACCAATGGACTAATGAAGATGGCAGCTTAAATAATAATCCTAACAAGCACAGTTCATTTTGTGAATATCCTATATTTAATCCTAACATAAGAACAGGAACTCAAATCTTTTATTATAAGACAGAAGTAATGACTGGCTTAGAATACGGTAACATTTATCCATCCCCTAACTATCAACAAGGGTTACAAGACATTGAAACTAACATTGAGATAACTAACTTTAACTATTCACATTTAAAGAATGGGATGTTTAGTGCTGCTATGTTGAGTTTATTTAATGGCGAACCTACTCAGGAAGAGCAAAAGAAATACGCTAAATTTTTTGACCGTAAATTTAAAGGCTCAAGTAATACAGGTAAAATGATGTTTAATTTTGTTGATAAAGGCGGTCAAAAAGCTGAGTTAACAACTTTTACACAAAGTGATTTAGATAAAATGTTTGAGCAAGTTGCTAAACGGTCTGAGCAAAATATATTCACAGCACATAGAACTGACCCTGTTATTGCAGGTGTTTATGATAGTTCTATTTCAATAGGCGATAATACTATTTATTTACAGAAGTTTGAACGTTGGAATAAAAGTTACATTGAACACAGACAAGAGATACACTTAGATATAATTAAACAAATAGCTGCGGTTAACGGTATTGATTTATCGTGTTTAGAAGTTAAGCCAAAAGCACCTGCTAATATAGACTTGCCAGTTGATATATCTTTACTTCAAAGTTTATTTGATTTACCTACTTTAAAAAAGCATTATGCTAAACAATTAGGTATTCAAACAGAAGATACACATACAGAAGTGGAAGGTGCTAACTTAGTTCCTGAGCAACAAGTTAATGAACATCTAAAGAATTTAACAGGTAAACAATGGATTAACATTAAAAGGTTAATTCGTGAGGTTGCTAATCAAAAGACTACTAAAGAAGTGGCATCAATGATGTTAAAGAATAGTTATGGCTTAAGTGAGCAAGACATTAATATATTATTTGCTACTCCCGAAACTCAATTTAGTAAGTTTGATAAACAAGTTGATATGACTGATTATGTACTTAGTTTATTTGAGGGTAGTGCAATTGAT